CTTTTAAGAATCCCTTTCCATAACAGGTTGGACATAATTCTTTGTCATCTTCTATCATTTCGTTATTCTCGCCTTTCAATGTCTTTATTCTTTTAATGCACTCATGAACTTTTCTGAGAGTGCCATTCATATCATTCGCTTGCAGACTGTTATCCATTTGGGTTAATGAAACCATCAAAAAATCAATCAGGGATGGCTCTATAATCATTTTGGCTTTCTCCTTTGATAAGTCCGTCTGGTTCCGTTCAGGCTTCGTCTGCGCTTGATCCTTGATATCGAAAACGAATCAATAACATACTGATTCCCGACCTTTTTTCCTTGCAATAGCCCTGTCCTGATTAACCTTCTAATTTGGGATTCTGACAGCCCGGTTTTTTCAGCAACGTCTTTCACGCTCATCAGCATTTTGTTTGATTCCATCAAGGAATGAGTTTATATTGTATGTGTCTCCTTAATAGACAATGTTCGGACACCCGCCGCCCTCCCCATGGGGCGGTTTCTCTATTACGCATCCTCGTTTCTGCGCTCTATATATTTCTGAAACAGTTTCGCGTGCCCTTCCAGCATGGGTTTCCAAGTTAGCACTAACTTCAGCATGTTTTTCTGGTCGGCGTGATCCATTAAATTTCCAAGCGCACTTGCAAAATGACCGCCAAATTTCTTCAGACCTTCAGCCGCATATTGCTTCCAAAGGTTGTATTCACCAAGGGACTGGAAGCCCATTATGCGTGCCTCTCTTTCCAGTTCTTCCACATACAGGTCAATTTCATCTTGCTTGATCGGTGTGATTGACATGCCCATTACTTTATCTCGCCTGTTTCCGCATCTGCTTTGTCATATTCAGCATTGAATTCATCAACGACAAATTTTTGTTTCTGTTTATCCTTCAGGTCGATAAGTTTTGGCAAATAGTCAGTATCAGACCAATCAATAACTTTCAGGCAATCAAAAACCTTTTTAAGATCATCTTTATTTTTGCAAGCCAAAATCTTTTCACAGTAGGATTTGAATTCTGGCTCAAGGCTTACAAATTCCATTTTTTCTGAGACAGGTTCAGATTCAATGGCAGGTTTAGATTTGGATTCAATCAAAGCAGCGATCTTGCTTTGGGCGCCAGTCTTTTTTTGATCAATGTTTTCGATGACCTGATAGTCCATGACTTCTTCACGCATAGCGATACCTTTCAGAACGTCTGCAAACTTGTCTCTGAGGGCGAATCCTCTGGCTCGCATCTTCAGCATACGTTCGGGGTACTGCTGCCATACCCCCGCCTTCCCAAGCAAGCCAGCGGTCTTGGCATCGGCTTTGGAGAAGTGGGAAACATGCTCTTCCTCGCCACGGCGCTTCACGATGCAGTAGGCTGTATCGTTTTTGAACTCTTCTTTTATGTACTCGCAGAGAGGGTGATTCTGTACGAGTGCAATCATGGCATCCCCCCAGATCGCAGGGCGACCGTTGATAACGGCGATATTCTGGATAGCCTGCATTGGCTTCAGTCCGATTTCAACGCCGTACTGGATGGCTATCAGGACGTTTCCGGGTTTACCCTTATAGTCTTTAGGTGCCAGATCACTATCGGATATCAATTTTGCATATTCCATGGCGTCTTTCATGGAAGTAATCTCGAAATTAAATTTGGTCATTTCTTGTGACATTTTATCAATCCTCGATGTTTTTCATGGCCCAATTGGGTAGCCCAATAGTTTGGGTTTCGTAGCCCGGCCATTGATTGGATTCGTAGCAGAATTTAATCTCAGACAATACTCGCCTCAACGTATTATGCGCGGCTTCGAGCGCAGTTTCATCAAGTATATATACCGAAACCAGAAAAGGGAAGGTTTTTTCAACACATACAAAGATGTGATTCAGTATGTCATCGCCGGTCGCTGCCCTGATCCCTTCGCGCATCATTGCTGACTGAATGTGATAGCCATGCGACACCATCGCGCTCTGGAAAGTCCGTGGATCTGCGCTGATGATTGTCTTTAAATCGACTGTCATATTGTGATGCCAAGCATCAGGGCGCGTCTTTAATTCGAGTCCTGTATCTTCATCCGTCCAGAATATTGAATGCTCATATTTTGCATGGGATATCAATTCCATAGCCTGCGGATGTTTCTCAATACTGTTTTTCATGTGATGCAAAGTAGCCATTTCATCTATGGAAAGAATGATTTTTTTGCTCTTCGCAAGTTTGGCCATGTATGCTTTATAGTTATCAAATGTTTCTCTGTCAGTATCTTTCAAAAATACTTGTTCAGGCTTTACAACGAACTGTTTTTCAAACAAATGTGGCTCAAGCATCAATGTGTGAAATGCTGTGCCAAAATTCATTGCCTGCGTTGATTCTTTTTTTGGCCTGTCATCGTTATGATAGGCATTCCAATAGTTCGCCGGGGATTTCATAAATTCCACTACACCCGAACGGCTTATTGCTTTGTGCCAATGATAGGCATCATTATCTAAATCATGAAATACGGTAGCGCCCACGGTCGCTTGCTCCTTTTATTACAGTAATGACACCGCCGTCCAGCACTTATTGCCCCGCATTTTGGGCAGCGGAATTGTTCGGCGAGTGGCATTTTACGCTCCGACTTTCTCGATACATGCGAATTTCTTGCTTTCTTCCATTTTCATCAGATAACGCTTGCTGTTGATTGCATTTTCCAGAACTGTCAGTTCAAGATAATCCAGATGGTCAATCAGCTTTGTAATCGATTCCACAATTTCAATTGGAACTGCCATTTTCACTTTCTCCGATAGTTGCTAATTTTGTAAGAGCTTCACCGATGTTTATCACTTGCTGTGACATGTTTTTCACAAAGTCGTGCATCAAAAGAACCTGCTTTTCCAATGCTTCAACTCTTGTGGTTAGTGTTTTATAACGCTGCATGTCTTTATAAAGCAGACTTTTAATCTCTTGTTCGCTCATTTCAATTTATCCTTATCTGTCATTGCAGAACATTTTTTGATACATCAAAGCAAATGGTGAAATTGGGATAGCAATAATTAAAAAAGCAATCGCAAATAGCGTCACAGGAATAACTACCATTAACTTTAATAGAAAAATTATAATAGTTTTCATTTTGGTTTCTCTAGTTGATTGATGGTTTCTATTAAAGCCTGCTCTTCAATCTTGTAAATTTCCAATCGTTCGCCGTGATATTCAACCATACCGCTTGCAGATTTAAGATGCTCTTTTAGCCTATTGATCGTTTCTTTCATTGCTTCATCGATAATAGGGCGCGCGGTTGTCGCTTTGATATTCCCTGTAGCGCCTTGCGTCATCATCCGCTTTCCACTCATCCCATTCAGAAGTTTCTTCAACATCTTTATCATTTTCATGCTCCCGGTCATTCATTGTTTGGTTTCCTCTGATTAAGTCTGCTTTAAGCGGGATTCTGGCTAATCAGGCCAGACCCCTAGCCCCTTTCTTGCAACCACTCCCCGAAACCAAACTGGCAGGCTGTAGTGGTGTTGGATTGCCCGACTGATTAAGCCGCGACAGGTTCCCCCTTAAAGCAGACTCGGATTATCGGCTCAATTGTCTTGATCGGATTTGAGCATCAGAAATCATGTTGAAATAATCAACAACTTCATTTTTGGAGTTAATAACAAGCCAGTTCCCTGTTTTGATATCTTGAGCTATGTAATGTTTCATTTTGGTTCCCTTTCGCTTCTTGGCAGGCCAATTGCCCGACCACAAGGCAATGATAATACCAACAACGCACGACTGCAAGCATTATTCACCAAAGAATATTAAATTCACGCGCATTGTAGAAATGGCTTTCTTTTCCAATCAGTTAGAGAGAAAATCGGGGGTAACTGAAGCAGATATAATCCCAAACCGTTTAAAGTTTAATCTGATTTGGGGGTTTGTATCAGGATTTGTGTTTCAGATATGGGGGAAGGGGTGTCGCAAACACCCCCCACCGGACTTGCACACCATGGCAAAAGTCTAGCATCCTCCCCCATATCCGCAAGCACTTTTATTCATCCAAATTGAATATAAAAGGCGCACAATATGAATCCCTTCATGAAAAGGTCACTTTGCATCCAAAAACTACCCACCAATCTTTAAGACAAGGAAAAGGAATATGTCAGTCGAGAAACTTTCAGACGCATCACGAATTCAACGCGAAGAATCCCCATACGCTCAAATATTGAACACAATAATCGAACATATCAAAGACAATGATGCTTATAGAATTTATTGTTACCTCTATTCTAAAACCACTGATTGGAACGTCAGAAAAGCCTATACCTCGGAAATGTGTGGTGTCGCTGTTTCAAAGGCAAAAAAATGTTGGTCATATTTAAACCGATGTGGGTTGTTGGAATATATCCCAATTACGGATGATAAAGGGAGATTTGAAAAACATGATGTCCGGGTATTGAACGGGACAAGATTCAAGCCAGATGAACCATTTTTAGCCAGCAAAGATGAAGATCAGGATCATAGCGAATCCAGTGGGCGAAAAATCCACCCAGTGGATAAACCAGTCGACTGGGAAACCACACGACTGGAAATTGACCCACTACTAAAGAAAGATTCAACCAAAGAAGGATTAGAACAAAAGAGAGAGAGCGCACCCTCCCGAAAATCTTATTGCCCCGGACTTGAAGAGTTAATTATCAGTGATACAGCTAGAGACATTGCCCAACAGAAGAATCTGGATATTGTCAAAACCGCACTGGCATTCATGGCATATGCGAAGTCGAATGGATGGTTAAGAACTGATTGGAAAGCCGCATTTGAGAAATGGTTGCTTGATGAAAGATCAATTTCTGCACCACAGCATATTACAAATCAACCCAATCAGATCCGATGCACTGCCAAAGAATGGGGGCCGGGGCATCCAGATTGGGAAAGACTTAACAATGTCGAGGCAGCGAATGGATAAATTAGGATAAAAAATGTTCATAATTACAGGAAAAAAGCGAAAGAAACTGCTTCTCAAGCCTTTAAATGACATTAAGGCTATCCATGATGAGTATTACGAGCTAAAGATTTTTGAGAATAGGGTGTTTGAAAGATCGTATGTTGTTGAGCGGCACAAACATCATACAAAGGACATAATTAAACGCTATGGTTTGAATTCCATTGCTGAATTGATATTTCTTCTTCATCGCTATTGCGGAAAGGTCGTCAAGGAATGTGAATTTTGTGGGCATACCATAACAGAAATAAAGACCCGAACAGGAAATTCCCCGAGTAGGGATGACTGTAGATGTGCAGGGATATGTCCACTGTGCAATGAGGTTTTTAAATATGCCAATGATGACGGCATATGCTATCGCTGCAAACCTCACTACCATGAAGATGAAAATTTATCCGAAGATCCGAACATGGTTCTTTACCGATTTCTGCAATGTGTCGGAAACACTGATAGAATTATATACATTCAAGATGCAACCGAAGCTAAAAGAATGATGGATCTTGCTGCCGAATTTTATCATTGGTTCAAAAATAGGCATGATGAACTTTTATCGGAGCAATAAAAGGAATTCAAATGGCCAAGGACGCAATGCACTATGCCAAGAAACAGGAACTCTGGGCGCTCATAAAGGTCATAGGGAGGCGATACGGCGAAGATGATGAAATCCTCAAGGCTTATGGCAAAGAGGTCTACGAGGCCCAAATAGACGATCTGGACGTCCCTCTAGCCTGTTTCCGTGATCTTGTCCAGTCCACTCGTTGGATGGATGGCAAGAAAAACCCATGGAATCGCGCCGATGGTGGCAGCGACCGCCGAGTTAGCACAGATCCCTAGTCATTGATAGTGCGTCTAGGCGTTGACGTACTACTCCAAGGTCAACAAGCAAACTCGCCCGGACTTTGCTTCTTGCATTTGCAAATTGCATCTTGTATTTACTTGACATCATTTATTGATCAATCTTGTACTCATGGTTATTTATTACCAGATCAGCTTTCGCTTGTATGGCAAGGGGTTCCCCGATTCAGACACAGGGTTATCCCCTAAAACTGTGGGTAACTTTTGGTATACAACGCTCGCGCATTGTTCTAAAATATTCGTCCTTTCATCATTTGACTATCATCCTTGAACACACAAACACTTGATGGAAAACACGCCGAAATGCTCAAGTCTTAAAAAATATGTCCTTGAAGCCTGCCTGAAACGAATGATTCTGAAGATAACAGCCCAGATCATGGAACAGCGGCAGGCAATCGGGCGATGCCTTCATGCCATCATCGGAATGCGGCAGCGTGGCAATACTTTCACCAACCAGTTAAGCCCGCGCGAACTCAAGACAGACTCGACCGTTATCCTCAAACGCAACAAGCTCGCGAAGCTCATCAAGCGCCGAAGAATCCTGACTCGACAACTCAAGCAACTGGATTGATAAACCGGACACAAACAAGACACAATGAGGTTTCACGTAGAACATAGGGAAAGACATGAATTTACCGGAAGTGAAACTGGATCTCCCATGGCCTCCTTCCGTAAACAAGATCTGGAAAACCACGACCAAAGGCGGATGGTATCTCACAAAAGAGGCGGTCAATTACAAGCACGTTGTTGGCTACATTGTCGCGTGTGCGAGACTTCAAGGCGCATTCCCCAAAGAAATCCAACTCGACTTCAATCTTCTAGCCTATCCCCCTGACAATCGAAAGCGTGACCTCGACAACCTCGCAAAAATCGTCTGTGATGCCCTTCAAGATGCCAAGCTGTATACAAATGATTCACAAATAAAACTGATCCACATGGAAATGCTCACCATACGAAAGGGCGGAATGATTTCCGTTACCCTAAAACAGTTGACAGTTTGAGATAAACTGTCATTTGTGCAAGAATGAGCATAATATATACTTCTGGCTCAAAGGCTTACGATGCTGGTGTCCATGTGTTGCAAGAGGGATATCTATCTTGTCCAGACCGAATGCGGTAATGGTCATTACGTTTGTCGCATGTGCAATCTGCATTGCCAGCCTTTGCTGGTCAATGATCACATCCCCCTTCTATACGGGATGGAGGAAAAGAAAGATGCCAATGTTTAGCTATGAGTCCATACAGAAGCTATCTGGCTGCCATCCCGAACTGAAAATTCTTTTCAATGAGGTTATCAAGAACTTTGACTGTACCATCCTGCAAGGGTTCAGGAATCAGGAAGATCAGGAGGCAGCATTCAAGGCCGGGAATACAAAGCTCCACTGGCCCAATGGGAAACACAACGCCCAACCCTCTCTGGCCGCTGACGTGGCCCCATACCCGGTGGACTGGAATAACAGTAAGCGCATGTACTGGTTTGCTGGTTATGTAATGGGAATCGCCCAGAAGCTCAAGGACGAGGGGAAAATGACACATGCAGTCCGTTATGGTGGTGACTGGAATTCCAACAAAGATATCACCGATCAGACTTTTAATGACCTTGTACACTTTGAACTGGTAACAAACTAGCAACAAAGTGGCAACAAATAGGTAACAAACAAATGAAATTGAAAAACTGCCACAGATGCGAAGGAAGCAAGAAGTGTATCGGTATCGGATTCATGAGGGTTGACTGTCCAAACTGTAAAGGTACAGGCAAAGTTGAAGATGAAACGAAAGTGGAAACGTTTGTGGCTCCTGCCGTTGGTGAAGTGATTCTCACAAATCCACCAATTGATGTTGAAGCCTCAAAGCAGAAAACGAAAAATGCTTTTAAGAAAGCAGCAGCGGCCAAGCTAGACACATAAGGAATTCTTCTATGCCAAAGGGTAAAAAGAAAGAGAAGCCCGAAGCAGAAAAGGAACCATCCAAAAAAATGGGTCGTCCTACTAAATACTCTGAAGCATTGGCCAAGAGAATCTGCAAGCTAGTGGCTACGAAACCACACGGGTTAATAAAATTGTGTGCTGAAAATGACTGGATGCCGGTTCATACAACCATCAATGAATGGAGATGGGAATATGACGACTTTTCCACACAGTACACAAAGGCAAAGATAAAACAGGCAGAATTGCTTGCAGAAGATTGTATTGATATTGCAGATGATACCTCGCGAGACAGCCTTGTCCGTATTGATAAAAACGGCGAAGAACATGAAGTCTGCAATACTGAATGGGTAAATCGTTCAAGGTTAAGAGTGGATACCAGAAAGTGGCTTGCAGCTAAATTGGTTCCAAGAATCTATGGCGAAGCAAAAAGGGTTGAAGAACTTGAGGGACAGAATGACGTGCTGAAAGCGGAACTTCGCGAACTGCGTGAAGAACTGGATGCCAAACACAAGAAAGAATATTGATGCGTACTCGAATAGAGGAAATGGAAAAGGAAATCATGGCCGCTGAATTGCGCGGGTCTTTCCTTTACTTCATCAAATTCTTTTTTAAGCATCTGACAGGGCGTGATTTCATTGTCAGTCAACCAATAGGCCGTGAAAGCCATCACATAACCTTGTGTCGGATATTAACCGAGGCAAAGCGTTTAGAGATTCCCAACCACCGCCTGAACATAAACGTGCCTCCCGGTTATGGAAAAAGCACCATTCTCTGCATGTGGGTTGCGTGGTGTCTCGCTGATTATCCTGACTCCAATTTTCTTTACATAAGCTACTCATTCGACCTCGCTGTGAAGCACACGGGATTCATTAAAAGCATTCTCGACACCCGAATGTATCGTTACCTGTTTGACGTTAGTCTGAAAAAGGATAGCAGGGCGAAGGATGCCTTTGAAACATCTGCGGGAGGCAAGATCAAGGCTTTCGGGTCGGGGGGTGCTATCACTGGTCAGGATGCCGGTCTGCCGGGTCTGGACAGGTTCAGCGGCGGCGCAATCATCGATGATGCCCACAAGGTAGACGAGGCGCATTCAGACACGCAGCGCCAGAAGGTCATCGACAACTACGTTGAGACTATCAGGCAGCGCCCGCGCGGGATCAATGTTCCGATTATCAACGTGGGCCAACGTGTTCATGAGGCCGATCTGTCTGACTTCTTCATTGGCGGCAATGATATTGTTGATTGGACTTCTGTCGTCCTGAAGGCGCTGGACGAGGCCGGGAATGCCCTGTACCCCGAAGTCGATCCAAAGGAAAAGCTGTTTGCGTTGCAGGAGAAATCGCCCTATGTGTTCGCTGGCCAGTATCAACAAAACCCGTCCCCTGCCGGTGGAGGGCTATTCAGGCCCGAATGGTTCCTAGAGCTAGAACAGGAACCCACATGCTTCATGACCTTCCTCACAGCCGATACTGGCGAGACTGCCAAGACATACAACGATCCCACCGCTATCAGCTTCTGGGGTCTGTATGAAATTGAAGCATTCGGGAAAAAGACTGGCGACTTCGGCCTGCATTGGATCGACTGCCTAGAGGAATGGGTCGAACCCAAAGACCTGAATGCGCTTTTTTTAAACTTCTGGACTGAATGCTCGCGCCACAAGGTGCCACCCTTCATTGCCGCTATCGAAAAGAAATCAACAGGTGTGACTTTGATCAGCACTTTGGATAACATTCAGGGTATCGAAATACGGGACGTTCAAAGGACGGCTGCGTCCGGTAGCAAAGCAATCCGTTATATCGAAATGCAGCCCTACATTGCCAGCAAGCGTGTCACCTTCACAAGAGGTGCGCGGCATGTAGAGAAATGCAAAACCCATATGGCGAAGATAACCGCCAAAGACACGCACCGTCATGACGATATATGCGACACCCTTTATGATGGCGTAAAGATCGGTTTGATTGACAAGTCGTTGCACGGACGAGTGAAAGGAAACAAAACTGCTGATCATGTGATGAATATCATCGGCCAACAAATGCAGAGACAACAGGCAGCGAGGGCAAACCGAAATGAGCTACGTTAAAAAGGGCGAGCGGGACGAGTTTGATAATATCAAAAATGATATTGAGATTGGCCATACTTACTTTCAGGACAACTACAAACGATACAATGAATTCACGCGATTCGTTTTCAAGACGACTATCACGCCAGCCGATGCGTCCGTAAACAAAGAGATCGACAAACCGAATATGGAATTCAATATCGTTGAGGCTTATGTCAGCAGGCTTTGCGGTGAATTCTCGAAAATGGATCCGGCGTTTTCTGTCAGGGGTAAAGAAGGCGTAAAGCTCATTGACCCAACAGTCATTGAACTTGTGGAGGCACACTTAAAAGCAGCCTTCCTTGGCGGGGACAAGAATTCCCTTTCATACCACTTATACCGCGATATCCTGTCTGGTGGCTATAGTGTGGGCAAAGTCTTTACAGACTACGCAGGAGAAATGTCCTTTGATCAAAAAATATTTGTTGAAAGGGTATTCGATCCTACTCTCACTGTCTTTGATCCTCTCGCGCGTAAATCACACAAGGGCGATGGCAGATTCTGCTGCGAGTTATTTCCTAAGAGCGCAGGAGAAGCAGAGGAAATGTTCGGATCAGATATTCTGAAAGGTGTCAGCTTTACGCGCAGCACTGAAATTGGAAACTTCAACTGGTCATATCGAAATCAGAAAGAAGATATTCTGCTGTTTGGTGAATACTTCAAGAAGAAAATGAAACGCGCAAAGATTCTCAAGCTGGCAAACGGTCACTCAGTAACAGAAAAAGCCTACGAGGAATTTCTTCACAAGTGGGAAGAAGAAGGGATTATCGAACAGCCCCCTATCATATTGAAATCCAGATGGACTGAGATCGAAACGATTGATAAGTACACCGTCTGCGGCACCAAGATTCTCGAACACAAGCCTACGAACTTCTCAATGCTTCCACTGGTTTTCTTTGATGGTAACAGTGTCATTGTTCGTGAGGATCAGAACTCAGCCGCCGAGCAGGTCATCAGGCCATACGTTTACAATGCCCGTGACACGCAGCGCATGAAGAACTTTGCCGGTCAGACGCTCTGTAATGAGATCGAAGGCATGGTGCAGCACAAGTGGACAGCGCCAGTCGAAGGCATACCAGACAATGACGACTATAAGAAGGCGTACACACAGCCCCAGAAAGCCAACATCGTCCTTTACAACCAATTCCTTGATGGTGACCCGAATGTCCCCTTGAACCCGCCACGCGAGATCCAGCGCATTCCAATCCCGCCCGAGATCACCAATACCTTCACCATGGCTGACCAGACAGTTCAGGTCATTCTGGGATCATATGATGCTGCGCTCGGTGCGAATGAGAATGACATATCAGGCATTGCCATCATGCAGGGCGCGATGCACTCGAACGCCGCTGCGATGCCATACACCATGGGCTTCATCGAAGGTTGGGCGCGGTGCGGCGAGATCTATCTGAATCTGCTTCCGAAATACTTTGTCACCCCACGAACCATCCCGATCATGCTTCCAAACGGCAAACGGGACTTCTACGAGGTCAACAAGGACGGCAACATCAAATTTGACTATGACGTTTCAGCGTTGGAGGTTTCCATCGAACCCGGCGTGAACTTTGCTGTACAGAAACAGATCGCACTCAAGACCATAGAACATCTGATGAATATCAGTGAGCGTTTCAAAGCATTCATGGAGCAAAACGGCCTCGAAGTGCTGCTTGAAAACATTGATATCAAAGGCATTGACAAACTTCGTTTCATGGCTCAGAAGTGGATGCAGGAAGAACAGGAACAGGCGCAACAGGCCAAAGAAGCTGCCAAAGACAACCTGACGCCAGACCAGATCGCCAAGGCCCAATTACAGATCGAGGGCCAGAAGGTTCAGAACGAAAAAGAACAGAGTCAGCTTGAGGCACGGGTCGAAATGGCCAAGGTTTCATCAACTGAGGCTGTGAAAAACAAGGAAGCCGATATCAAATTCCTTGAGGTTATGAGTAAGGTTCAAGGCGCAGACCTCGACCGGGCATTGCAGCAGGAAAAGGTTGATGCAGAAAAGAGCAGGACAGCAGTTGATATGGCAACCACACTCAGCAGTCACATAAATGAAATGGAGATGAGACATGAACAAAATGAAGCCAAAGAAAAGCCCCAAGCAGAATAAACCCGAGAAAGACGTTAAATTTTCAAAAGCCCCTAAAGATGATTTGGAAAAGGGAAAGAAATCCAAAAAGGGTTTGATGAAGAAAAAAGGAAAGATGCCATGTTGAGCGCCGCAGAGAAGGCTTTGGTTGACGAGGCTTTGAAGCTCGTTGGAGATGGTCTGGCGCAGCTTTCTGCTGCTTCACAGAACAGCAAGGTTCAGCTTGTCGTGAAGATTCTGGAAAGTGGTCTGACCGTTGCTGAAATGATGATTGGAGTTTGAATCATGCCGCTAGTCAAAGGCGCGAAAGCCAAGAGCAAGAAAGGTTTTTCAACCAATGTGAAACGCGAGATGGAAGCGGGAAAGCCGCAGAAGCAGGCGGTGGCCATTGCTTACAGCGAAGCAGGTGAAGGACGCAAGAAGAAACCCAAGAAAAAGGGGAAGAAGTGATGAAAGAAAAAGCAGAGAAGAAACCCAAGAAGTTTATCGCGAAAATGGATCTGAAGAAGGGTGCGTTACGCAAGGAACTCGGCGCGAAGCCCGGCAAGGATATCCCTGCCAAGAAGCTCGCCAAGGCTGCCAAGAGTAGCGATCCTCTTACAAAGAAACGGGCA